GGGCCGTGCGCGGTATGGGTGTCCTTGAATATCACATGCACACGACGCTGAAACTCGCGCACGTCCAGATGGACCAGGCTGGAGACGTGGCCGTTGCGGGCATCCCGTCCGCGGTGCTCAAGAGTGATAACCCTGATCTAACGGCCGCCGAGGCGCGCACCATCAAGGCCAAGTGGATGGAGGCCCGGCGCGACCGGTCGCCCGCGGTGCTGAACTCGACGACATCGTTCGAACCCCTCGCCTGGAACCCTGAAGAGATGCAAATGCTCCAGGCGCGCCAGTTCACCAACGGCGAGATCTCGATGATCTACGGTGTTGACGCGGCCGCACTGAACGCCCAACAGCAGGGCGCCCACCTGACCTATTCGAACATCGAGCAAAAGTCGATCGAGCGGATTCGCGAGAATGCCGGCGGTCACATAGCGCGGTTCGAGCACGAGCTATCGCGACACATGCCGCGCGGCACGCGAGTCAAGGCCAACCTTGACTCGCGCTTGCGAGCCGACACCAAGACGCGGTATGAGGCCCACCAAATCGGTATCGCCTCTGGGTTCCTGCTCAAGAACGAAGCGCGCGCGCTGGAAGATCTCCCGCCGATCGACGGCCTTGACGACCCGCAAGCTCCGATCCAAGCCACGGCAACCGTAGGCGCGCCGATGCCCGATGTGGCCATGCCGGCAATCGGCCCCGGCGCCGAACCTGACCTGAATCCCAACCCGTGAGGGAGGCAACCAAGTGACCACCGCAATGACCGACATTGAATTCCGTTGCTATACCCCAGAGTTGGAAGTCCGGTCGACAGGCGACGGCCGTACCGTGTTCGGCATCGCCGTGCCGTATAACGTGCCTATGCAGATCAGTGATGATCTGATCGAGGAGTTTGTTCCCGGGGCATTCAACGCCCAGTTGCGCGCGGCCAACCGGGTGATGTACTCCCGTGAGCACGTCGAGCTGGGGGGCATGCAGATTGGCCGCCTCACTGAGATGCGCGACGATGCGGCCGGACTCTACGTCGAGATGCGCGCGGCCCGTACGCCGCTGGGAGACGAGACACTTGAGCTGATCCGCGAGGGGATCCTTACCGACCTCTCGGTCGCGTTCTGGCCAGTGTCCAATCAGATGCGCTCGTCCGGTCAGGGCCCCGTCACTCGTCGCGTGTCCGCACGTCTCGATGAGGTGGCCAGCGTCGGCCAAGGCGCCTACGGCCGGCACGCCGTAGCCATGGGCACGCGCGCACTGATCGGCCAGGCGGCGATCCCTCAGCAGCGCCGCTCTTACTCGGGTACGCCCGTGGCGATGACTCCGAATCTGGACAGGGCGCGCGTTACGTTGGCCGCACTGCCACCCTTGCCACCCGTACCGGCGCAGACGCGATGACCGCGGACACTAGCCCCCTGCATGCGATCATCCCCAGCAGGGGGAGGCCTCAGCACGTCGCGCGCACCGCGGCCGCCTGGAAAGCTACTGGCGCCCTGGCCGCGGGGGTGCGCGTCACGTACTCGTTGGACGAGAGTGACCCCGAGGCGGCCAGGTACGCCAGCGCGATCAAACGACACTTTGGGCGCCTCGGCTCGATCTATGCCGGCGCGTCTGACGGCATGGTGGCCGCTATCAACGGCGCTGGCCGCGCGCTGATCGGCGACACGCGTCCGGGTGCCGAACCGCCGTTCGCGCTGGCCGTACTCAATGACGATCACGTACCGCGGTCGGAGCACTGGCACGATGCCATGGCGGCCGCGCTCACCGTGGTGGGTACGGGCATCGTGTACGGCGATGACTTGCTGCGCGGAGAGTCGCTGTGTACCGCGTGGGCGATGACAACCGACATCGTGCGGGCAACCAATCGGGTCGTGCCCTGTCTCGTCCGCCACCTGTTCGCGGACAACGCCGTGATGTCTCTCGGGCGCGCGGCCGCGGTGCTGGGGTACCTGCCAGACGTCGTGATCGAGCATTGCCATTACACCAACGCCAAGGCCGAAAAGGACGCAGGGTACGAGCGCGTCAACTCACGGGAACGCTGGCGCGCCGATGAGGCCAAGTACCAGCGTTGGCTAACTGGCGGTAGGTTCCGCGAACAGGTCACACAGGTCAAGGCGCTCCGGGCAAGCCACGCAGCGAGCGAGTCATGAGGTCCGAACGGGTCATCGCGGTGACCACGCAACGCAGCGAGCCCGACTGGCTGATTGACGATCTCATGGCCAACCTCCGGCTGTGGGTCGCCGATGTGCTGGTGCTGCAGGTCCCGAAAACGGGGCCGTGGGGCCACGAGGGTGAGCAGAACGCGACCAAGCGCGAGATGCTGCGCAAGGCTGGCGCGACGTGGGTCCTGTTTGTCGACCCCGATGAGCGGATCGAGGACCGTGCCGCGGAGCTAGTGCCGCCGATCCTGCATGCGGCGTACCAGGCCGGCAACCGACACGTTGTGTACGGGTTCCCGTTGCGCGAGATGTGGACTCCGGACGCGTACCGGGTCGATGGGAACTGGGGTGAGAAGATGCCGCGCCATCGCCTGTTCTGGCTCCGGCGCGACGCGTCGTACCCACACAAGCCGATCCACTCAGGCACGGCCCCCCTGTCGACGCGGCGCTACCGCGAGGTGTTGCCGGTCAACATGTACCACCTCAAGAACATCGAGCCATCCAACCGGGTCGAGAGGGCCAAGGCGTATATGAACGCTGACCCCGACTTCGTGCACCAGCGCGCCGAGACGAGCGCGCGCAACTGGGATTGGATGGCCGACGAAACAGGTCTCCAGCTGGAGGGGATCCCGCCAGGGCGAGGCTTTACGCCGCCATACTCCAGGCCCTACGCGTTCACGGCCCCCGCATGATCCCCCTAGGTTTGATCTTGGTGGCCGCCGGCGGATCGCTGGCCTACGTCATGCGAGACGTGCACGTGCGCAGCGTTGCCGGCATGACCGGAATCATCGTCATCTGGGTCTGTCTCACCTCGGGTTACTTGTTGCTCGGCAAGGGCGTTCGGGAGTGGCGAGAGCGCCGCAAGGCAGCGCGGCGGCACTGGGTCGGTCGAGTCAGGGGGCCGCGATAATGGACGTCGTCTACCTGGTGCGCGAGGGTGAGCGCAACGACGAGTTGCGGCACTCACTCCGGTCGCTCGTCAACCTCCCGCATGACGCTGTCTGGCTGGTCGGGTATCGGCCGTCCTGGGTCGATCCGGCCGCGGTGCTCCACATCCCGACCGTGCAGGGACAGGAGGTGGCCAGGAAGCACGAGAACACGTGGGTAGCCTGGTGGGCGATGGCCGAGACGCGCGGGATCTCGGACGACTTCATATTGATGAACGATGATTTTTTTATCATGCGTCCGGTGGTCGAGTTGGTCAATGAACACGCGGGCCCGTTGCTCGATTGGATCGACGCGATGGGCAACATCAGGACCGTTGCCAGGATGCGGCACACCATCACGGCCTTGGCAGGGGCCGGCCGAGCAACCTCGCTACTGGCATACGAGACCCATGCGCCGATGGTGCTCAACCGCCACGGGTTGGCTGAGGCGATGGCGTTCGGGCAGGCGTACCGCAATCGCGCCCTGTCGCCCCCGCTGTGTAAGCGGTCACTCTATGGCAACTATCACGGCGTGCCCGCGGTGCTGGCGCCGGATCAGAAGGTGCGAGACAACCTCACCGTGCCGCGCCGCGCGCCGATCATCAGTACCTCGGACACGACATGGAAGTACGGCAAAGTGGGCCAGTTCGTCGCGGCCGCATTCCCCGAGCCATCCCTGTATGAGCGCGTTCGGCCAGCGATGCCGGTCAGGTAAGCGCTTACCCGGGTAGTCAAAAGGAAATGATCTAGCTTGCTGCAGCGACGTGCTACGCGTAGCCTGCGGGTGTGAGCACCACCCTGTGAGTACGTGAGCAGCACCCCGACATCCCGCCCCGGCACCCCAAGGGTATGCGCGCCACAACGGGCACCCCGGATCCACCCGGCACCCCCGCACCGGTCATCGCTCGATTTGGCCCCCCGGTAGTTCGTGATGTGTTTCTATCCATCACTTTCTACCCGAGAGGTAGGCCAATACCGTGAATCCGTATCTCGTCGCACTGCGCAAGAAGTACGACGAACTTCGCAAGTCCATCGAAGGCCTCCAGACGCGCGCCGTTTCCGACAAGCGGGACCTTACTGCGCAGGAGCACGAACTGATCGAAAAGCAGGGCGCCGAGGGTGCCGAACTGCTGAGTCGGATCGAGACCCTGACCGAGATCGAAGTCCGCAACGCCCAGCACGCGAAGTTTGCGCAGGACGTTGCGGCGGCCACCCGTAGCGCGGCCGGCACCGAGCCGAACGGCGGAGACAA